GCACTGCCGCACTCACCGGTGCCCTGCGAACGAGGGCCATCGATGCGCTGAGACCCTTTCCCTCGCTCACCGTCTCGGGGTGAGCGTCGATGGGTAGCGAGGAGATCGCACGGCTGCGCGCACTGGCCGATCTGGCCCAAGCCGCGCTTCGTCGGGCCGCGACAGCCATCGACGTCAAGACCGGCTACGCCTGCCCGGAGCCCGACTGTGGCCTGAGGTACCGGCACCGGCACGGCGACGTCTGGTGGCCGCCTGAGGGTGAGCCGTGGCCACCGCGACGAACCGGAGTCGAGCCGTGACCGACATCCTCTCCCGCATCGACGACACCCTGACGTTCCACTCGGCCGGGCTGGGCGTGGACCTACAGGTGCCGGTGGAGCGCGAGCCGGAAGACGGCGAGTGGGCGCCGTTCACGACGACAGGCGGCGGCAGCAGCGGTGAGTACCGCCGCGTCGGAACAGCGATCGAGTGGCGCATCGTGTTATCGCTGCCACGTTTCAAGACGGCAGCCGAGCGCAAGGCTGACGCCGCCCGCCGCGCCCGTCTGCGTCGAATGCACCACCTGTACCGGATGAGGAGGGTGCGGTGAACGGCTTCATCTGGGGCGCGTTCGTAGGCTACTTGTTCGCTCAGGCCATGGACATCCGTCGACACTGGCGGGCGGCGAAGGCGAAGGTCAACGAGGTCCGCCAGCAGCACGGCATGTCACCGGAGAAACGGTGGTGGCGACTGTGATCGACCTCCGACCAGACCCGCGGATCAGCAACCAGCGCCCCGCCTGGCTCGCCGACGACCAGCGATGGCGCGACCAACTCCAGGCCATGGACGACACCGACTGGCGCTGGATCGAGAAGCACTGGGACATGGCCGACGGCAAGGCCCCGGCGGTGGACACGTCGTGGGTCACGACGGGGGAGATCGGCGGCGGTTCGTGGCGGGACGTCGTGGAGGTCGTGCAGGTCGTTGCCTTCCTGGCGCTGGTCGCTACCGGGCTCGCGCTCGGATGGTGGGTGGCCCTGCGATGACCCGACTCCTCTGCGTCTCTCCTCGCTGCTGGATGCGGGATCAGCACCGGCCAGACGAGGAGCAGAAGCCCGAGCACCAGGGCTGCGCCGGTTGTCTGCCCCGCTACGCCGCCGACGGCCGGATGCTGTGCGAGGTGTGCACGCGCCGGCTGGCCGAGGACGCGCAGACCGCCGCCGACCTGTACGCCGAGTTGGAACTCGTGCTCGCCACCGTCGGGCGGTTCGGCGAGCGCACCTCGGGAACCTCGGACCACGGCACCGAGCTCAACGACCGCGCAGTGGAAGCGAGGACGCTGATCCGGCACCGGCTCGTGTCCTGGTCGCTGTTCATCGCCGAGGAACGCGGCGTCACCACGCCGACGGACACGGTGGCGGCCATGGCCAAGTTCGTCATCAAGCACACGGTGTGGCTGTCAGCCAGCCGGGAGATCGCCGGGGACTGCGCGGACGAGTTCGCCGACCTGGCCCACGGCGCACCGTGGCGTACCGCCTACCCGTCCGGTGCCCGCCGGTTCAAGGTCGGACCGTGCCTGATCCAGGACTGCCCCGGCGACATCGTCGCGGTGCTGCGCGACACCGACCAGTTGCTGCCCTCAGCGCTGTCCTGCGACCTCGACCCGGCCCACGCGTGGACCGCATCGTCCTGGCGGGAGATCGGCCGTGCACTGCACCCACAGGGCACCGCAGGCCGGTATGTGACCGCGGCCGAGACCGCGTCGACGTGGCGGCTGCCGCTGGGCACCGTGCACCGCCTCGCGTCCACCGAGGGCTGGCGCAGGTCGGACGACGACCGGCGACCGGTGCTGTACCTGGCCGAGGACGTGGATGCCACCATGAGGCGACGGGCGACGAAGGTGGGCGTATGAGCAAGTACCGGGAACCGACGGCAGATGAGTGCTCGGAGCACGCCGAGGTTCAGATCAGCGAGACGGTTCGCGGCTACGCATGCTGGTATCCGTCGATGGGTGGCTACGCCGGCAAGGCGGTCGCGTGGTGCAACGACGATGAGGGCTGCATCGAACTGCTGGTCTGGCACGACGGACAGTTCCCGTTCGGCGACGACGCCACGGACCAATGGGGCCGCGAGCCGGTGGAACTACACCACTGCTCGCCCGATCAGTTCGTCGTCTTCGGTCAGTGGCTCGACACGCTTGACGAACCGACCACGGGTGAAGTCTAATTCGATCAACGTGGTCGACTCTGACCACCGAGACCACGGGCCCGCTCCGGCGGGCCTTTCGCATGTCCGGAGGTGAACGTGACCGCACCACTCCAGTTCACCTTCACCGGCCCGGTCACCATCAACCAGGTCGACTTCGAGCCTGTCTTCACCCGCCTCAACGCACTGGAGGACCACATGGCCACCGAGGCCGAGCAGATCACCGCCCTCACCGCCAAGGTCGACGACGTCGTCGCCGACGTCCGCGCCGCGCTAGCTATCCTCGTCGCCGAGCGGGACAACCTCGGCCCCGACGGCCAAGCCGCCCTCGATGCCCTGACCGCGAAGGTCGAGGCGTTCGACACGGAGGTCGGCGACGCGGACGGGTCGGACACCCCGCCGGTCCTCTGACATGGTCGCGCGCACGGCCGGTCGCAAAGGCCGGCCGTGGCGCCGCGTCCAAGCCCGCGTCTACGCCGAAGAGACCCACTGCTGGATCTGCGGGCGCTGGGTCAACCAAGCATTGGCGGACTACCGGTGTAAGGACGCACGCTCCGTGCACCACCTCATCCCGCCCGACATCGCCCCGCACCTCGCGCACGCGCGGGAGAACCTGCGCCTGGCCCACATCGGGTGCAACTCGACAGCGGGCAGGGGCGCCTACGGGGCACCCCGACAACAGGGTCAGACAAAGGGCAAGGTGTCCGGGGTATGGGGACGTAGACCGAGGGCTGCTGTCCCTGGGCAGGCACGTGGTGCCGTGACTGTCAGTGATCGTGATTGGTAAGCCACAATAGGCGATCACGTTGGGTAGCAGGGCACGGGCGTGCGTGGGGCCAGCAGTCACGTGATCGATCGCTGTGCATGGCTGGCGTGAGGCTAGCTACCTACCCAATCGAACAGCATCGATCATGCAAGCCTCTGACCTGCATGGACGGGAGGGGGGCCGGTCATGATCGCGAAAACGGACATTTGGGGGACCCGCACACCCTCCCCCGGATCTCTCTCCACAGCCCCGGAAGAAGCCCGAAACCGTCCACATCGGACCCACTCAGAGTAGCCGACGTGGCGCCTTCCAAGCGAACGTCACGCTCTGCAACATCGCCTGAGGCGACCACCATCACCGACGTCGTCCCGAAGGGCGACCTGCGGGCCTCGCTCGTCGCGATCCGCGACCGCCTCGCCTTCGAGGCCGACGACCTGCGCTGGGCCCGACACAAGCGGGAGTGCAACTGCCAGTGCGGCATGGCCGACATCCGTGCCCTCGTCGCTCTGACGAAGCGGCTCGAGGAGACCCTCACCGCCATCGAGGCCCTGCCGAAGGTCCCGAAGGAGGCGTCCGCCGTTGACCGCGTCGTTGCTGCGGCCGCCGCCCGTCGTGATGAGCTCGCCGCCCGCCGCAAGAGTCGGGAGTCAGGCACCTCGGCTTCGTAGCGTCCCGGCCTACTCGGCGACGCTCGGCCGCGAGGCGATAGACCTGTGTGCCGCGGCCGGCCAGATCCTCGACCCGTGGCAGCGCGACGTCGTGTGCGACATCCTGGCCGTGCGCGATGACGGGCAGTGGGCCGCGTTCGAGACCTGCACCATCGCCCAGCGCCAGCAGGGCAAGGGCGCGATCATCGAGACGATCGAGTTGGCCGGGCTGTTTCTGTTCGGCGAGCAGCTGATCCTGCACTCAGCCCACGAGTACAAGACGGCCCAGGAAGCGTTCCTGCGGATCAAGTCGCTCATCGACGGCTGCGCAGACCTGACCCGCTACGTCAAGGCCATCCGTGAGGCCAACGGCGAGCAGCAGATCATCCTCATGTCCGGTGCGCGTCTGCGGTTTGTGGCCCGGTCCAAGGGTTCGGGCCGAGGCTTCTCGGGTCAGCGCAACATCCTCGACGAGGCGTACGCGCTGACCCGAACTCAGTTGGCGGCGCTGCTACCGACGATGTCGGCGCAGCCGAACCCGCAGCTGAACCAGTTCTCTACCGTCCCGGATCCGGACACGATGCCGGAGCCGGAGGAGGCGGTGCTGCCCAGCGTCCATGCCCGAGCGGTGGAGGCGGTACGCACCGGCGATCCGGGCACGCTGGCCTACCACGACTGGTCGCTGCGGCCGGGCGAGGACCCGGCCGACCCGGAGATCTGGTACGCCTGCAATCCGGCGCTGGGTATCCGCATCTCCGAGGACTATGTCCGGGCCGAGTTGGCCGCGCTGGGGCCGCAGAAGTTCTCCACCGAACGCCTCGGCCTGTGGCCGGACACGTCAGGCCTGGGGTGGGCGGTCATCCCGCAGTTGGACTGGCTCGCCGCAGTCGACGCGGAGTCCACGGCCGAGGACCCGGTGGCGTTCGCCGTGACCGTGTCGGTGGACCGGGCCTGGGCGACCATCACCGCCGCCGGCAAGCGTTCGGACGGCCTGATGCACGTGACCATCGTGGATCGGCGTGAGGGCACCGGTTGGGTCGTGCCGCGGCTGACCGAACTGTGGGAGAAGTGGAACCCGTGCGCGGTGGTCATCGACAAGGGCTCACCGGCCGGCTCGCTGGCGCTGGATGTCGAGCAGGCTGGCATCGACCTGCTGCCGATCCAGACCCGTGACGTGGTGGCGGCGGCGGGGGCGTTCTACGACGGCATCGCCGGACGGCCGGCACCTGATCCGGACACGGGCGAGATGGGCCGCGACCCGCGGGTGATCCGCCACCGTGGCCAGCCGGAGCTGACCGGGGCGGTGGCCGGGGCGGTGAAACGCAAACTGGCGACGGCCTGGGCGTGGGACCAGATGGCGGCCGAGGTCGACCTCTCACCGCTGGTCGGGGTGTCGAACGCGCTGTGGGGGTTCCGGGCTTCGGACCGGCAGTTCAACGTCGGGATGTTCACGCTGTGACCCGCGCCGAGGCCCGGGCAGCGCTGGCAGCCGGCCTGGTGTGTATCGGGGTGGCGTTGACATGGCTGCTGGGTCCGTTCGGGCTGCTGGGGTTCGGGGTTGTGCTCGCTGCCGTCGTCCTGTTCGCAGTGGATGTGAAGGAGTCGACGGGTGAAGCTGTGGCGGGCGCTGCTGGGCGGCCAGCAGGAGATCGTCCGCTACAGCGTTGACCAGTACGCCAACGACCTGGCGTTCGCGTTCGCGGGCAACCGGTACCTGCTCGGCGGTGGCACAGGCTGGACGAAGACCGAGGACATCGAGACCTCGTTCACCGGCTACATCAACTCGATCTACAAGTCCAACGGCGTCGTCTTCGCCATCATCCTGGCGCGGATGTTGCTGTTCTCCGAGGCGAGGTTCTGCTGGTTCGACATCGCCGACAATGGCGAGGACGGCCGCCCCGCGGGACGCGACGGGCTGGACGTCATCGAACGCCCGTGGCCGAACGGCTCCACCGGTGAACTGCTGTCCCGCATGGAGCAGGACGTCAGCCTCGGCGGCAACTTCTACGCCGTTCGTGAGCCGAACCGGCTGCGCCGGCTACGCCCGGACTGGCTGACCATCGTCCTCACCGCCCCGCCGGCTGAGGCGGTCGAGTCCGATGTGGCCGGCTACTGGTACCACCCGGGCCGCTCGTACTCCAACGCCGGCGAGCCGGCCCCGATGGACGAGGTGTACCTGCCCGACGAGGTGGCCCACTTCAGCCCCATTCCGGATCCGGACGCGCAGTACCGGGGCATGTCGTGGCTGACGCCGGTCGTGCGCGAGGTGATGGCGGACAAGGCCGCCACCGATCACAAGCTGGCGTTCTTCGAGAACGGTGCAACCCTGGGTGTGGTCATCTCGGCCAAAGAGAATCTGACCAACGCCCAGTTCAAGGAGTGGAAGGCGAATTTCGCCGGCCTGCACGGCGGTACGAACAACGCGTACAAGCCGCTGTTCCTCGCGTCTCCGGTCGACACGAGCGTCACCACGGCGAACATGCAGCAACTCGAGTTCAAGGTGACGCAGGGCGCCGGTGAGACCAGGCTGTGTGCGGCCGGTGGAGTCCCGCCCATCATCGTTGGCTTGTCCGAAGGCCTCGCATCGGCGACGTACTCGAACTACGGCATGGCCCGGCGCAAGTTCGGCGACGGCTGGGCCCATCCGCAGTGGAAGATGGCCTCCACCGCACTGAGCAGCATCGTCGAGGCGCCGCGGCCGGACGTGCGGCTCGGTGTCAACACCCGCGGTATCGCGTTCCTGCGCGAGGACGCCAAGGACCTGGCCGAGATCATGCAGATCCAGGCGTCGGCGGTGTCGTCGTTCATCACCGCCGGGTACGAGCCGGACTCGGCCGCCGCCGCGGTGGACGCGAACGACCTGACGCTGCTCAAGCACACCGGCCTCACCTCCGTCCAGCTGATGCCGCCCGGCTCGCAGGACACCGACAGCGACGGCACCCCCGACGCCGAGGCAGCGGCGGCGGACGAGTACGCCCAGGCGCTGGACGAGTTCCGGGCCGAGTTCGCCGACGACGAGCCGTACATCGAGCGCAAGTACTACGACATCCGCGTGCCGAAGGGCCACGAGGGTGGCGGCCGGTTCCGCAAGATGTCCGACCGGATCGGTCACGCACTCAACGAGTGGCTCTCCGGCAAGGGTGAGGACGACGACCCGCTGGAGGGCTTCAGCCGCGAGCAACTGCGCCTGGCGTCGAAGGAGTTCGGCATCACGGCGCGCCGGGGCGCCAGTGCGGAGGAGTTGAAACTCGGCCTACTGAAGGATGCCCGCGCCCGTCACCGTGGTGCGACGGCTGCCAAGTCCCCCGACGCCGGCAAGCCGGTGCGGTTCACGCTGACCGGTGGGTCAGTGGACCCGGCGAAGGCTCGCGAGGTCGAGGTCGAGAACAAGATCCGGGCGGCGTATCGCAAACTGCGCCCTAATGCCAAGTACGGCAGCGGGAACGAGTGGCTCGGCCTGGCCGACCTGAGGGACGAACTGGGCGAGAACATCAACCGCCGCGAGATCGATGCGGCGCTGCGGCGTATGGCCAGGGCCCACAACGACCCGAACGCACCCGATGCGGTGCGGGTCGTCCCCATCGCGAATACCAAGGCGCTGAAGCCCCGCGACCGTGAGGCCGCGTTCCAGATCGGCGAAAGCGACGTGCACATGGTGTCCTTCGCCGACCCATCGCCGCGCCCGGTGCCGGACTCCAAGCTCCGCGACCTCGACGTCGGCGTTTTCCAGGAGGGCGGCAAGGTCTCCCTGTGGGAGGTGTCCGACTCGGGTGAGCGCCGCCGTCGGGTGGCTCTGGTTGACGACCTGGCCGGGCTGGCGGCGTGGGCTGACGAGCACGGCGAGTCGGAGCTGGCGGGGTGGGCACGTAAGGAACGGGGCGGGGAAGCGCCGAAGGCCCCGGACGTCCCGGCCAAGGCCACCAAGACGGCGAAGAAGGCCGTACCAGGCGGGGGCGCGAGCGACTTTGTGCCGGGTGGCGCCAAGCACATAGACCTCCGACAAATCGCCGAAGGTCTCGACTTCAGCGACGACGACGGTTCCATCGCCGACGCACAGCAAATGCTCAACGATGGCAAGAGCCCCGCCGCAGTGGCTCGTGAGCTTCGCGAGCGCGCCCAGACCCACGCGGACAGCACCGGAATTCGGTACGGCAACTGGGACTCTGGCTACAAGAAGACCCCGGAGCAACTGGCCGAGCGCCAGCGACTTCGCGCCCAGGGCATGGATCGCGTGCGTCGACTGCGCGAACTGGCCGAGCGGCTTGACGCCACCCGCCGACCAACCGCACCGCACAAGCCGGCCGCGCCCGCTGCCAAGCCCGTCGACCTGCCCCACCTTCGCACCCTGGACCCCGAAGCCGCCCGCGACGAGTTGGACCTGCGCAAGGTCGACGACCTGAAGGCGTTGCTGCGCGAGCAGAAGCTGCCGGTGTCGGGGCGCAAGCGGGACCTGGTGGACCGGCTGGTGGAGCACCTGGGCGGCCCGAAAGCTGGGGCTGTCCCTGCGCCCGCCGCGAAGGCGGACGAGCCTGCGGTGCGGACGTTCCCGCCCGGTCAGCACAGCTGGTCCGGGCACGACGGTCTCGACGTCACCGACGAGGAAGAGGCCAACTACCTCTCGCTGCCGTTGACCAAGCAGGCCGAGATCCAGTCGAGACTGCGCAGCGGGACCGCGTGGATGACGAGTGGGGCCCGCGGTACGTACTTTGGCACCCTGCCGGACCCGAGCGTCGTCGTATCGCCTGAGCGTGAGGCCGAGATCCGGGCCGCCGTCGAACAGGTCGTCCGTCAGCGTGGCACCCGCTTCGGGGAGAGAGTCGCCGTGTCGATGGACGCGTTGCGGGAGGGTCTGGCCGGCCGGTTCGACCGGGCCGAGGTCGACAACGTCATCCAGAAGCTCAACCGCAGCACAGACTGGTACGCCGTGACCGAGGCGAACCAGAAGGTGCTCACGCCGCGCGCCCGTCTCGCCGCGGTGGTGATCGGCGGCATGGACAAGCACGCCCTCGCGATCAACACGTTCGGCCCGCCGCCCGTCGCGAAGAAGGCGGACGTCGGTACACCTCCCACGATGACCGCAGCGGACATCCTCGCCTCCCTGCCCGCCGACCTGACCCCCGCCCAGAAGCGGGCCAGGCTGCGCAGCCGTGGTGTACCGAAGGAACAGATCGACGCCCTCGTGCCACTCGCACCCAGGAAGAGGGTTGCTGCCAGGTCCGAGGGCTTTGATGCCGAGGATCTGGCCCGATCCGAAGGGGACGACACCTACGACGAGGAGTTGAGCCCCATGGAACTCGAAGCGATGGCAGGCGAAGAGTCCGCGGAAGACCCCACCCTCGACGAGATCCAGGCCATGGCCGACGAGGACGACGGGCTCACCGACGACGACGCCCCCGGACCCGACGAGGTCGGCGACGCGGACGAAGACCTCGACGAGGAGACCCTCGCCCGGATCCACGAACTCCTCAACGAGGACGACGACCCTGAGGCCCAACGCGCCGACCTCGCCCTCGGCCGTGAGCGGCTCCACCGCTACTGGACGGTGGGTAAGGGCCTGGCCAAGTGGCTCGGCCACCCGCACCCGTGGACGTCGCTGTACCGGCATTTGCGCAAGTACGTCGGCAGCGAACGGGCCAAGCGCATGGCCGCCAAGTGGGTCCATGAAGTGACCGGCGACTGGCCCGGTTCGGACGCCCACCGGGTCGCGACCGGGCACAAGCCGCGCGGGCATCGCATCGGACCCGGCTGACCCTCATGGCGAGGTGGTGACGTGGACGAAGCCACCCGAGCAACGGCAGGCGACGCCGGTGGCGGCGGTGGGGCACCCCGGGAATACAAGCGGGACCCGAAAGGCACCAGCACCGGCGGCCGGTTCACGGCCAACGGCGCGAAGACGGCGCCCAAGGCCAAGCCGAAGCCGGCCCCGAAACCGCTGATCCCCGTCCGGCCCCGCACCAAGGGGCCGATGAAACGCGGCGGCGACAACGACCCCGAACAGGTCCGCCAACTGCAGGCGCTGCTCGGTGTGCTCGGCCTGGGCAAGCCACCCACCAACGGCCAGTACGACGCCGCCACCGAAGCGGCGGTGAAGGCCGCGCAGCAACGCCTCGGGCTCAAACCCACCGGCCGGGCCTCCAGCGCGCTGCTGAACAAGCTCATCGACGCGCACTCGCTGTCCCCGTGCGTCCAGCGCTCCGCCGGCGGGGACGAGTACGAGCTGCTGCGAGCGGCGTTGGCGGCCGGGGACTTCGACGAGGACACCGATGTGAAGGAGTGCGGCGTGGACGACGTGGACGACGCCGAGCGCACGGTCATGCGCTGCTGCCCGGACGAGCACACCTTCGCCCGTGAGTGGCCGCTGGACGACATCGTCATCCGCTCCGGCGGCGACGGGCGGACCGTCGAGGCATACGCCGCGGTCTTCGACGCCCCGACGGAGATCAAGGACCAGCACGGCCACTACATGGAGACCATCGACCGGGCCGCCTTCAACGAGGCCATCGCCGGCGGGATCGGCAAGGTCGGTGTCTTCTACCACCACGGCATGACCCTGCACGGCACACCGTCCGACCTCGGGTCTGTTCCCATCGGATCACCGTTGGAGATCCGCCCCGACGGCAGGGGCCTCCGCACCATCACCCGCTACAACAAGTCCGAGCTCGCCGACGCGGTGCTTGAGGCCATCCGTGCCGGCGACCTGCGCGGCTACTCGTTCCGCGGCCCCATCCGCAAGTCCAACCCGCCGCGTATCGCGCGCGCCCGAGGTGGGCAGCCGCTGCCGACCGTGGTGCGGATGTCGCTGGGGCTCAACGAATACGGTCCGACCCCAACTCCGTACTACGCCGACGCGAAGATCCTCGCGGTCCGCTCGGCGCAGGCCATCGCGACCGACCCGGTCGCACTCGCGCAGCTCCAGGAGGAGCTCGCCCGCATACTCGCCCGCTCCACTCCGCAGGACCAGGAACGGGACACCGCCACTCCCGACGTAGAGGGACCAGGCGCCGAGGACCAGCCACATGAGGCACTCCGGTCGGCAGCAGACATCGCGCGACGTATCCGCGTCGCCGAAATCCTGAGAGGTATGAAGTGAACCGTCTGCTCGAAATCGACAAGGAGCTGGAGCTCATCCGGGCCCGGCTCGACGAGGTCGAGGCCATGGAGGAGCCCGAAGGTGACGACGTCACCCGGTCCAAGGCACTCGAACTACGCAACACCGAGGTCGACGACCTGCTGTCCCGCCACGACATCCTGATCGAGGAGCGCAAGCCGCTGCTCGTGCGGGCCCAGCGCCTCGCCGACGTGGCCGCCGCCGCGAAGGACGCCGCCCGGGTCGAGCCAGGCGATGGCGCCCGCTACCTGGGACGTACGGGGCCGGGGTTCAACAAGAAGATCGACCCGTTCGAGGGCGAGGTCGTCCGGGCATCCAACGCCGAAGTCATCTCCCGGGCCATGGTGGTCATCGAGCGGGAGAAGCGCGTCCCGATCGCCGACAGCCAGAAGGAACACCTCGACTGGCTGATCCACCGTGCCGACGGCCAGATCGACGGCGTGCCCGGCGGCCAGTTCGACGGAACGTACATCGCCCGCCGGACGCTGCTCACCGAAAACGACGCCTACCGCTCGGCGTTCCAGAAGTACATCCGCTTCGGCGAGACCGCGGCCATGACGTTCACCCCGGCGGAGCAGGCGGCCGTACTGCGGTTCCGTGAGCACGAGGAACTGTCTCGTGCCGCGGGCGAGGTCACGACCACCGCGGGTGGCTTCGGTGTCCCGGTGATCATCGACAGCAGCATCGTGCTGACGTCGGGAGCACTGGACGCCCCGATCCTGCGGTACAGCCGGATCGAGCAGGTCACGAACAACATCTGGAAGGGCGTCAGCTCGGCCGGGATGACGTGGTCGTTCGACACGGAAGCTGCTGAGGTCTCGGACGACACCCCGACCCTGGCCCAGCCGACCGTCACCGTCCACATGGCGCGCGGCTTCCTGCCGTACTCCATCGAGGTCGGCATGGACTACCCGGGCTTCGCCGCCGAGTTTGGTCGCCTGCTCGACCAGGGCTACAACGACCTGCTCGCCGTGAAGTCCATGACGGGCACCGGCACGGCCGAGCCGTGGGGCATCTTCACCGCCATCGACCAGACAAGCGCCAGCGAAGTCACACCCACGACCGACGGTTCGTTTGGCGGCGTGGACGTGTTCAAGGCGTGGAACGCCCTGCCGGAGCGGTTCCGCCGCAACGCCACCTGGGTCATGTCGGTCTCGGTGGAGTCGGCGATCCGGCAGTTCTCCGCGGCCGCCGGCTCGGCGTCGGCGTACTTCACGGTCGACCTGACTGCGGACGGCGTCAGCCGGATCAACGGACGACCCGTCGTGATCACCGACTACGCGCCGTCGTTCAGTGGCAGCGTTCCTGGAACAACGGGCGCCCAGAACATCCTCGTGGTGGGCGACTTCAATCACTACCTGGTGGCCCAGCGCGCTGGCATGAGTGTGGAGAACATCCCGCACCTCTTCCACACCAGCAACAACCTCCCGTCGTTCCAGCGCGGGCTCGCCGCCTGGGCGCGGGTGGGCATGGACTCGATCGCAGATCGGGCCTTCATCCTCCTTCAGAACCAGTAGGAACCAACTCCCGGCGCCCGCATCGGACGGGCGGGCGCCGGGTCCGTCCGACCCGTCCGAAGGAGTACCCAATGGATTACGTCTACTCTGCCAACGAGGGCCTTGTGCTGAACGAGGTCCAGGGCGGCCGCGTGTTCATGCAGCGCGGTGACGTGTGGTTCGCCGACGACCCGTTCGTTCAGGCCCGGCCGGAGTTGTTCTCGTCGTCGCCGACGCTGGTGCATTCGACGGTCGGCCGCGATACGCCTGAAGCCACGCCGGTCGAGGTGACTGCTCCGAAGCGGGCCAGGCGGGCGTGAGCGACGACCTGCCGAAGGTCGCCGTCGGCTACGTGCACGGCGACCAGAACGAGTCGCACTCGTTCCTGAACTCGCTGGAGCTGTTGCGCCAGTTCGACGCGCAGAACGCCCAGGTGTTGCACGGCCGCTATGAGATGCGCTGCGGTTCGCAGGGTCTCGTGGACGCTCGCAACGAGATGGCCGCGGCGTTCCTGCTCGGTGATGACGACTGGCTGCTGGTGATCGATGCGGACATGGGCTTCCAGCCGGACGCCCTGTACAAGCTGCTCGCCGCGGCGCACCCGACCGAGCGTCCGATCGTCGGCGGGCTCTGCTTCGTGGCCCGCCAGGTGGAACCGGACGGGTACAACGGTTACCGGGTGCGTCCGCTGCCGACGTTGATGGACTTCCGCCCGGACCCGCGGGGCGTGAACCAGTTCATGTCGATGCCGCTGTACCCGGTCAACCAGGTGGTGTCGGTCGCGGCGACCGGTTCGGCGTTCATCCTGATTCACCGCAGCGCGTTTGAGCGGATCGCCGAGAAGCACGGCCCGACGTGGTACAACCGGACGCCGGGTGCCGACGGGAAGCTGTTGGGCGAGGATGTCAGCTTCTGTGTCCGGGCATGGGACTGCGGTGTGCCGGTGGTCGTGCACACGGGCGTGAGGACGACGCACTACAAGTCGTTCTGGCTGTCCGAGGTCGACCATTGGCGGGCGTTCAACCCGCCACCCGCCACCGACGAGGTAGCGGTCATCGTCCCGGTGATGAAACGACCACAGAACGCCGAGCCGTTCATGCGGTCGCTGCGGGCGAGTACCGGATTGGCGCGGGTGTACGCGGTCGTCGAGCCGGACGACGAGAAGACGGCCGACGCCTGGGAGCAGGTGGGCGCCGAACTGATCTGGGGCCACGACGAGCTCACGTCGTACGCCGCAGGCCAGACTGACGGTGTAGCGCACACCTTCGCCGAGAAGGTCAACCTTGCTTACCGGTCGACCACGACTTCGACGGACGAGCCGTGGCTGTTCATCTGCGGCGACGACGTGAAGTTCCACCCGGGCTGGCTCGACCACGCCCAGCACGTCGCCGACGTCCTGAAGGCCGACGTGGTGGGCACGAACGACCTGGGCAACCCGCGGGTGATGGCCGGCGAGCACGCGACGCACCTGCTGATCCGACGGTCCTACGTGGACGCTGTGGGCGCGTCGTGGGACGGCCCTGGTGTCGTGGCGCACGAGGGTTACCGGCACTGGTTCGTCGATGACGAGATCGTGACCGCGGCGAAGCAGCGGGGCGTGTGGCAGATGGCGCTCGGGTCGGTGGTGGAGCACAACCATCCGCTGTGGGGCAAGTCCGAGGACGACGAGGTGTACCAGCTCGGCCAACAGTCGGCCGAGCAGGACGGGAAGCTGTTCCGGTCGCGGCTGGAGGCGAACTCGTGAGCGCCCCGACCGTGGCTGAGACCGATGAGCGGAGCATCTGGCATCCGCTGACGCGGCGGGAACGGTTCCGGCTGATGCCGGGCGTGCACGATCTGTGGTTCCTCACGTACTACATCGGCGTCCGTGACCGGCTGCGCTGCCCGTCATGCAAGGCGGTCGGTACCTGGAAGCCGCATGGGTCCCTGCTGGAACGCTGGTTCTATCACGACATCCCGGTGCGGCGATGGCTGTGCAAGTGGTGCGGCTACTACACCGGCCCTCGTGGTCGGGTGATCGCGTACCTGGATGAGCAGAGCAAGGTGTGGGCCATCCCCGAACCAGGCGTCGCGCGGCAGAAGACGCCCGCCGAGGTTCTGAAGGAAGGGCTGGGCAAGGCCTGGCCGTGGTTCGGATGAAGCTCGAATGGCGCGACGTGGCTATCGGCGACGGGCCGGCCATCTCGACGTCGCTGACCCAGGCGGAGGCGGACGAGCTTCGCCGGCTGGCCACCGGTGCCGACGTACTCGAGGTCGGCTCGGCGTACGGCTACTCGACGGTCGTGATTGGCCAGGTGGCCAACTCGGTCGTCGCCGTGGATCCGCACCAGGAGCTGAACTCGTTCGGCGCGCTGCTAGACAACCTGGCCGCATACGGCGTCACCAGCCGGTGTGTGGTCGAGATGCGCCGCGCTGACTCGTGGACTGTGCTGCCAGCACTCCGCGCGGGGGGCCGCACGTTCGACCTGGTGTGGATCGACGGGGACCACTCAGCGCACGCGGTGGCGCATGACGTCGGGCTGGGTCGGCTGCTGCTGCGTGAGGGCGGCACGTTGGCTTGTCACGACTACGGCGAGGACACCTGTCCCGGCGTGGCGCAGGCGCTCGATCAGTGGAAGGCCCCGTCGAGGCTGGTGGACACGCTGGCGATCTACGGGCCGAGTGAGTGGTGAAGGTCGAACTGCTCATCTCGCGCGAGTTGTTGGAACAGATTCTGGTGCTCGGCGATCGCCGGATCGTCGGTGTCGAGTTCCGCGAGAGCGGATACGAGATCGAGCCGACCGCACAACTCGTCTTGACGATCGACGCGCCGGACGCACCGGAAGGCGCGATCGGCATGGAGCCGGTCCTGGAGCGGGCTGCTGACGGAACGGTCACCATGGCCGATCCGGGCTGGATCCTCCGGTGAGGGCCGCCGTCGTCGGTGCCGGCGTGTTCGGCGCCACCATCGCCGTGGACCTGGTGCAGGCCGGGTGGCAGGTCGACTTGTTCGAGGCCCGCGACGACATTGTGTCCGGTGCGACGGCGAGGTGTCAGGCCCGGCTGCACCGCGGCTACCACTACCCGCGCAGCGACTCGACCGCGGCCGCAGCGCGGGACGCGGCTCCGGAGTTCGCCGCCCGGTATCCGGAAGCGATCCGGACGGCGACGCACCACTACGTGATCGCCGAGGACTCGAAGGTCTCAGCCGGCCAGTACCTAACGTTCCTTGACCGGCTGAACCTGCCGTATGAGGTGGTCGAGCCCGAACAGGTGCACCACGCCCAACTGACTGTGCGGGTGCCGGAGTCGTATGTGGACGTGGACGTGCTGCGGCGGTTGCTGCGCCGGGACCTGATCGTGTCGGCGGCCCAGATGCACCTCGGCCAGCGGGTCGCACCGGAGGACCTGTCCGGCTATGACCTGGTTGTCGCCGCGACGTACGGGCAGCCGTGGTCGCGGCCGCTGCGGTACGAGGTGTGCGAGGTCGCCCTGGTCGAGGTGGGGCGGTACGACGGCATGTCGTTTGTGGTGCTCGACGGTGACCACGTCAGCCTGGATCCGTACGGCCGGGTGCACATGCTGTACGACGTGGCCAACTCGGTGCACTTCGCCGAGGTCGGCTACACGCCCACGGTGCCGGCGCAGTACCGGCAGCTGGTCGACGGCTGGGGTGCGCCGAAGACGTCGCAAACCAACATGAAGGCGATGCTGGACAACGCGGGCCGGCACTTGCGCGGCCTGGACATGTCCGGTCGGGGTGTCGTGGTCTACCATGGGTCGATGTTCTCGGTCCGGGCGGTCCTGCCCGACGTGGATGACACGGATGAGCGGCCGACGCTGGTCGAGCGTGACGGCACCGTGGTGTCGGTGCTGGGTGGGAAGATCTGCACCGCGGTGGCCGCGTCGCGTGAGGTGCTGCGACTGGTCGGGGAGCCGGTACCGGCGTGAAGGTATCGGTGATCACTCCGACGTGGCAGCGGCACGACCTGCTGCTGGACCGGTGCATCCCGTCGGTGCAGGCGCAGACCTGGCCGGACGTCGAGCACGTGGTGGTGTCCGACGGCCCCGACCCGACCCTGCGCGACCGGCTCACCGGCGTCGACGTCGTCTACGTCGAGCTGGCCGAGCACCCCGACGACGACTGCAACTACGGCGCCTACTCCCGCAACCACGGCCTGATCGTCGCCGCCGGGGACCTGGTTGCCTACCTCGACGACGACAACTCCTTCCGCCCCCAGCACGTCCAGCGGCTCGCCGAAGCGCTCATCGCCCACCCGGACCGGGACTTCGCCTACTCGCGCATGTACCGGCACGGGCTGGATGACGAGATCGGAGGAGAGCCTCCCGAGCACGGCCGGGTCGACTCGTCGATCCTGATGCACCGCGCCGGCGCGCACGAGAAGTTCGGCTGCTGGCCGACCCCGTCGCCGTACGCGGTGGACTGGGAGTTTGTCAAGACCTGGGTGCTGGCCGGGGCGACGTGGGTGTTCGTGAACGAAGTGACGGTGGACTACTACCACCGGGAACACGATTGATCTCCTGGATCGTCGCCTCACACAACCCGGCGATCCTGGAACAGAACCTGCTGTCCACCCTGGACCTGCACGACGACGACGAGATCCGGATCGTGTGGAACGCCACGTCGATCGCCGCCGCCTACAACGAAGGTCAGGCCGGCGCCACCCGGCCTGTCCGCTGCTACGTCCACCACGACGTGAAGATCCTGGACTACCCGCGGCTACGGAACGGACTGCTCACCTGGGTCCAACCCTGGTCGGGTCTGGTCGGTGTGACCGGGTCGTGGTGCCGGGCGGTGCCGTGGTGGTACGGGTCGCACTGCGGGTCGGTGCTCGACGGCCGCGGCGGGCGGTTGGGAACCGGCAAGGGCGGCCAGTGCGCCTACCTGGACGGCCTGCTGTTGGCCACCATGCAGACGGTGACGTGGGACGAGTCGTACCCGGGCTGGCACGGCTACGACCACGACATGTGTGAGCAGATGCTCGCCAAGGGGCTCATGAACTGGTGCCTGGACAACGGGCACGAGTTGGTGTCGCACGAGACGGCCGGGTCGTGGGACACCGGCGAGATCCCCGGGTTCGACGGGGCGATGGCGCGGTTCCGCGAGAAGTGGGGTGCGTGACCGATGGCCTTGGGTGACAGTTACGCCACGTTGGCCGAGTTGCGTTCCCGCGTCGGCATCACCGATGCCGCGTTTACCGGCGAGGACTCGAAGCTGACCGCGGCCCTGGCCGCGGCGTCACGCGGGATCGAGAAGGCGGCACACCGCCAGTTCAACGACGCCACCTCCGCGTCGGCGAGGGTGTACTACCCGGACGGCTGCTACTGCACCAAGGTTGACGACTTCTCCACCACGACCGGTCTCGTGGTCAAGGTCGACTCGGCCGGTGACGGGACGTTCGCCACGACCTGGGCATCGACGGACGTGCAGGCCGAGCCGCTGAATGGGATCGTCGACGGCGAGACCGGCTGGCCCTTCTGGAAGCTACGGGCGGTGGGGAACAACCTGTTCCCGATCCACTGGGTGAACAGCCGGGCGCCGCTGCAGGTGACCGCGCGGTGGGGCTGGACGGCCGTTCCGGCGCCGGTCAAGGAGGGCTGCCTGATCCTGGCCGAGGAGATCTACAAACTGAAGGACTCCCCGTTCGGCGTCGGTGGCTACGGCCAGTTCGGCATCATCCGGGCGAGGCAGAACCCGATGGTGATGGAGCGCATCCACCCGTACATCCTCGACCCGATCCAGGTGGGCTGATGGCCAACGTGGTCGCGGTCCGGGACCGGCTCAAGTCCCGGCTCCAGACGGTGTCGGGGCTGATGGTGTACGACTTCATGCCGGCTTCGCCGGTGGTGCCGTGTGCGATCGTGTCGCCTCAGCCGGGTGTGTTCCTGACCGAGGTGTCCATGGACGGTGTCGAGGACCTGGCCATGGTGGTGACGGTGCTGGTGTCGAAGACGGTGGACGAGAACGCGCAGAACGCGCTGGACACCTACGTCTCGGCGGGCGCCTCAAACCTGGCGGACGCGATCGACTCCGGATCCACGGCGGACTGGGACTTCGCCATGTCCGGACCGATCCGCAACTACGGCCGCTTCGTGTTCGGTGACGGCGAGGCCGCACAGTCGTTCCTCGGGTTCGAGATCCCGGTCGACGTCGGGGTGTCGTAGCCCCCCAATGAAGGGACCCACCACATGGGTGGGCCCCTTCGCGAGCCGCCCGCTGAGGCGGCTCAATCCAGGTCCACGGGGTTCCTGGGCCGGCGACTCTGAGAGTCGTCTTGTGACCGCACGATACACGGCGCCGGGCGCGCTCGTCCGGAAGGAGTTGGCGCCCATGCGGTGGGTTGTCGCCCAGCCAGGTCCCGCGTTCTCCGTCGCCGACGTGTACGCCGGCTGGGTCGAAGCGCTGCGCGAACTCGGCGAGCAGGTGGCCGAGTTCAACCTCGACGCCCGGCTCACGTTCTACGGCAGCGCCAAGTTCGAAGACGATGACGGCGCGCGTAAGGCGCTCACACCCGAGCAGGCGACCGAGCTCGCGGTCAGCGGTATCTACGCCGACCTGTACAAGGTCCGGCCACATGTGCTGCTGGTCGTCTCCGGGTTCATGCTGCCGCCGGAGTGCTACCGCCTCGCGCGGGCGTACGGCACGCGGATCGTGGTCGTGCACACGGAAAGTCCGTACGAAGACGACCGGCAGGCGGCGGTGGCGGCGTACGCGGACGTCAACCTGGTCAACGACCCGACCAATCTCGGCCAGTTCCCGGCCGGCACCCGGTACATGCCGCAGGCGTTCCGGCCGTCGATGCACCACCCCGGCCCGGCCCGCGAGGAGATGGTGTGCGACCTCGGCTTCGTCGGCACCGGCTACGAGTCGCGGGTGGAGTTCTTCGAAGGCATGGACCTGGCCGGGTTGGACGTGACGCTGGCTGGCAACTGGTGGACAGTCGACGAATCGTCACCGCTGTACCCGTACCTGGCCCACGACCCCGGCGACTGTCTCGACAACGCCGACACCGCTGACCTGTACCGCTCGGCCCGGGTCGGGATGAACCTGTACCGGCGTGAGGCGGAACGCCCCGAGCTGTCGGCTGGCTGGGCGATGGGTCCCCGCGAGGTGGAGATGGCCGCGTGCGGCCTGTTCTTCCTGCGCGATCCCCGCGGCGAGGGCGACGAGGTTCTGGACATGCTGCCCACCTTCTCCTCACCCGAGGAGGCGTCGGAGCTTGTCCGCTACTGGCTGGGCCGGGCCGAGGAGCGGGCCGAGGTGGCAGTGAAAGCGCGGGCGGCGGTCGCCGACCGGACGTTTGTCAACCACGCCGTGGAACTTCTGCGGCTACTCGAAAGGAAGTGACGTCGTGGGTGACAGGTTCCACGGCAAGCGCGGGCGGGTGTACTTCGCCGTCGCGTCAGGTGCGGAGGCCTCGCCGCTGCCGTTCATTGCCCGCTGGGCGGTCCGCAATCCCACTGATCGCTCCGATGTAACAGCCATGGGTGATCGGCACAAGACCTACGTCAACGGCATGCCCGACTGCACCGGTATGTTCTCCGGCTGGCTGGACTCGAACACCGCCCAGACGTACACCGCGGCGATCGACGGTCTGCCGCGCAAGTTCTACCTGTACCCGGACCTGTCGTCGAACACCCGGTACTTCTACGGCACCGTCGTCGCCGATTTCACGGCCGAGGGTGGCGTGGACGGCGGGGTGACCCTGAGCTCGGACTGGGGCGCCGCGTCGGACGTGCACCAGGCGGGCGTGTGAGCGTAAGTCTCAAGGTCGTCGGCAAGGAGAAGTTGGACACCGTCGCTGCGCGGTTGGTTCGCGAGGCCAACCGCTTCCAGCGGCGGGTGTCGTCGGCAACCCGCAGTGCGGTGGACCGCGGCTACCGGCCGGTGCTGACCGGCATGGTGCCGGCGTTCATGCCCGGCGGCTACGCCCCGGCGCTGACGGCGGATCTGAAGATCGCCACGACGGTGCGGTTCACCGGCGCGAACCCGGGTGTGACGGTGCGGGTGACCGCACCGACCGGCGGGTCGAAGGGCCGGCAGGTGCGCACGATGGAGGACTTCGGCGTGCTGCGCCATCCGCTGTTCGGCAACAAGAACCACTGGTATGCGCAGCGGGTCCGGCGCGACTTCGCGTCGACGCCGATGCGTGCTATCCGTCCGCAGATCGTCCGCGAGATCGACGCCGAGTTGGCGAATATCAAGCGGGACACGGAAAGAGGCTGAAGTGGAAATCCGGCTGTGCGAGGAGGACCAGAAGCACTTCGGCTGTCCGGAGTGGCTGGACTTCGACCTGCGCAACGTCACCGTCGCCGACATGGAGGAGTTGTCGGAACGGTTCGGGTTCGACCCGGACGACTGGCCGGAGCCGTTCTACGGGCAGCTGACGCTGGAGCAGGCCGGTGATCCGGACGCGAAGCCGAAGCCGCCGCGGTGGCAGGGGCGAGCGGTAGCGTGGTTGGCGCTGCGGCAGAACGGCTTCCCTGTGTTGTGGGATGAGGCCGGCGCCGCACACTACATGCTGATTCAGACGCGGCGGATCGACCAGGAGCAGCAGCCCCGGGGAAAAGAAGACATGCCGGAGACACCCTCCCCGCCCTCCGAGCCTTCTACGACTACGCCTTCGAGCACCTCTGGCCAGGAGTCACCCGAGACCGCATAGACGTCATGCCGTGGCGGGAGTGGCGCGACCGACGCGCTTTCGCCGACTGGCGCCTGGGGATCAAGTCAGCCGACGACCTCGACGACGACGACGAGGAGGTCGACTTTGGCTGAGATCATCAACCTCGACGTTGTCTCCGAGGCGCACAGCGAGGGTCTGACCAAGACCGCGGCGGAACTGAAGGCCACCCGTGCGGAGGCGGACAAGCTCGGCGACTCGTTCGACGCGACGACGAAGGACGCGTTCGACTTCGACGAGCAGATCGAGCACACCCGGGCCCGGGTCAAGGCGTTGCGGGAGGAGTTCGCCACCGGTGGCGGGTCGGGCCTTCTGGGTGAGTTGAAGACCCAGCGTTCGTTTCTGGCGGAGCTGGAGAAGATCCGCAAGGAGATGGACTCCGAAAGCGGGAACGGGTTGGGCGTGACGCTCGGCTCGGCCGCTGGCACTAGGGCCGGGCAGGGCTTTGCGTCCGGTTTCGTGGAGCAACTGTCCGGGCTGAGTGGCAAGGCGCAGCCGATCCTCATCGGCGCACTCGTCGGCGCAGCGGCGGCCGCGCTGCCGACGGTCGGCGCGATGCTCGCTGGCGGCGTCGCTGGCGCGTTCGGCACTGGCGCGATGGCGGCCGGGATCCTGTCCGCCGCGAAGGATGAGCGGGTCCGCTCGGCGGCCAAGCAGTTCGGCCACGACATCTCGGCCCAGTTCTTCGGCGGTGGGGTTGCCTTCGTCCAACCGGTCCTCAATGCACTCGACACTCTCCGCGCTGGCTTCGCCGACATGCACATCGGCGATGCGTTGGCGAAAGTGGCGCCGACCGTCGAGGTCATCGCGCAGGGTCTGGTCGACTTCGGCACCAACGTCATGCCCGGGGTCAACGAGGCCCTGGACCGCATGGGCCCCTTTGCCAAGGTGGCCGCGGAGGGCTTCGCCGACATGGGCGACACCCTCGGTGACTTCCTCGATGAGGTAACGGAGTCCCGAGGCTCGATGGAGGGCCTTGAGGCCCTGTTCCGGCTCGTCAACGGCACCGTGCGGATCCTGGGCGTCTCGCTGAACTTCCTGTCTGACCGGTTCCATGAGTGGAACTTCCTCCAGGCCAAGGCGTTCGGCGCGACCCGCGACGTCGCCAGCGCGCTCGGGCTGGACAAGGCATCCGAGGGGGCCGGCCGGCTGGCCCGGATGTTCGAGCGCACCGTCGGTATCGGCGGCGGCATGCAGGGCATGTTCGAGCGGATCGGCAAGGACGGGGTCGACCCGTTCGTCAACTACCTGCAAGAAGCCAGGCAGGAGATGGAACGACTCCGTGAGGAGACGGAGGCCGCGAACCAGGCTCTGAACGACTACTTCCACATCGTGATGAACGTCGACCAGGCTCAGCTCGGCGTCAACAAGGGTCTCATCGAGCTCCGTAAGGAGCTGAAGGAGAACGGCCGGCACTGGGAGGCGAACACCGAGGCGGGCATTGCCAACCGTGAGGCTGTGCTTCAGCAGATCCAGAACCTGGAGCGGTTGCGGGAGGCGGAGATCGCGGCTGGCGGTGACGCGAACAAGGCGAACGGCAGGTTCTTCGAGCAGACCCAGCAGCTCCTGGCCATTGCCAGGCAGGCGGGTGCGACGAAGGAGTTCCTGGAGCAGTTGGAGCGCGAGTATGTGCTCAAATTCGTTGTCTATGGTGCGGTCACCGCCGGAGCGCAGCAGATCATCAACGATGTTCGGAATCTGCTACATGGCGGCGGCGCGAGCGGTTCGCTTCCTACGACCGGCGGTCGGCCGGCGCGCGAGTCGTTCGCCGTTGGCGGGACCACTCCGGCGTTCGCTCCGTTCGAGGTCCACAGCGGAGAGATTCTGTGGTCCAACCAGCGCCACTACGTTTCGACCGCGGCGCAGACGAAGGCGCTGATGGCGGCCGGTGGCGGCGGCGGCCCCGTCCGGGCGGAGTTGTCGGTGCAGGGCTCCGGCGATCTCGCGGCCGTGGCGCGGGCGTTGTTCCCGTACTTCCGGATCGAGGTCAAGGGCCTCGGCGGCGCGGAGCGGGCGTTCAACTAGGTGGCCACCGCCTACCGTTCCAGCCAGTCGGTGACGAACGGCACCGCTGGCACGTCCGTCACGGTGTCCACGCCGGCGGGCATCGTGGACACCGGCGACAACCCGGGCCGGGATCACCTGTTCGCGTTCATCGCCGCTGCTGGTGCTCCGACGATCACGGCGCCGGCCGGGTGGAGCCTGGTCACGTCGGTCGCTTCGGGCAGTTCGGTGACGCTGGCGGTGTACCGGAAGCTGGCCTCGTCCGAGGGTGCGTCGTGGACGTGGACGCTCGGCTCGAGCCTACGCAACTGGGGCTGGGTAGGCGCGTACACCGGCGTGGACCCGGACGACCCAATCGCCACGCTTACCACGGGCAGCGAGACCGACGACACCCTAACGTCCGCGACCCAACTGACGGTGGGTGACTTCTTACCCCGCGCCGGCACAGCTGTGCCGGCGTTCGCTGCGGTTCGCGCCGCCTCCGGTTCGGCCACCACGTGGGCGCTCACCGGCATCACGACACCGCCGACGGAGCGGCTGGACACGTCGACCAACGCGGGTGCCGGTACCGACATCACGGGTGCGGTGGCCGACGACACCTGGCTCGGCGCCTATCGCGGCTTCGGCTCCTACCTCGGCACCGCATCCCAATCGCAGACCGCGGGCGCCGCGATCTGTCTGGTCCTGAATCCGTACTTCACGCCGTACGACGGCGGAGCGCTGACGGTTGAGGTCGACGCGGCGTTCGGTGCGGACCCCGATGGCGACCAGTCGTTGTGGACGTGGACCGAGATCACGGACAACGTGTGGTATCCGGCGGGGATCGAGATCGCGTCGGGTAAGCCGACTGCCACCGGCACGGCAGATCCCAACCGGATCTCGCTGACCCTGCTGAACCTCAACGGGGAGTGGACGTCACCGAGCGGAACCTACACCGCAGACTTCGTGCGAAACCTGCCGATCCGGGTGCGCGTCGACGGGTTCGGCGTCGGGGCGACCGACGGATACCACCGCGGTACAGCGTTCCTCACCGCGGCCCGCGCGCAGTGGGCGAGTGACGGGTCGACCCGGTTCGCTGTCGTGGACGTGGTGTGCCGGGGCCGGCTGTGGCGTGCGCAACGCGATGCCGAGTCGCAGCCGCTGCACTCGGCCGGGTATCGGGCGATGCTCGGGCTGGGCAACGTTTCGTACTCGGTTCCGCCGGTGGCGTACTGGTCCTTTGAGGACGAATCTGGATCGAGCTTCGCCGCTGCCGCCATTGACGGTGTCGCTGGCGCCTCGGTCGCGGGCGTGACTTTCGCTGCCAGTTCAGATCTGTACGTCGGTTCGGCGCCGCTGGCCACTTTCACCGCAACTTCTGCGGTGTCTGCCGCCGTGCCAACGTATACGCCCGCCAACCAGTGGGCGGTCGTCTGGACGGAGAGCATCCCCACTGAGCCGGGTGCTCAGACGGTCCTCGCGTGGATCACCACGACGGGCACGGCCAAGCGGTGGCGGGTAAGCATCACGCCGGGCACGAGCGCGCTGGTGCTCGACGTATACGACTCGGCCGGCGCGTCGCTACTGACAACGAATGTCGCGCTG